ATAGGATTCAACGCCACCGTTGCGTGCGTCAACATCGATCACCAGCAGGCCGCGACACAGGACGCCATAACCGGTGTCGAGATGGCCATGCTCTTCCATGGACTCGACCTGATCTTCGTCCCAAATCGGGGTATGCTGCCAGCTCGACGCACGGGGGTGCTTAGAAGGCGCGGGGCAATCAGGATCGCCGCACTCGCATCGCCCGGTGGTCGAGAATCGATAAATCGGGAAAATCGGATAGCCCGCCGACATAAAATCGCGGTACATCATATGGCCGATATTCGGCCTGAGCATTACGACGGATGCCATTATGCCTGCCCCTGCGGCATCTTTTCCTTGATCTGATACAGGCGAAGCTCAGGCACCTTGTCGCCCCACTGATAAACCGCTTGTTCCGTGATCCCCAGCGCCTCGGCCAGTTTGCGCTTGCTGCCAAAAATGGCTGCCGCCTCCTCCGTCCTCATCGAATTAAACCTTTCTTGAAAAAGCATGGTTGACAATGATCGTATAGGCTCGCATTGTCAACGACGGAAGAAGCAGAGAAAGGAACACCACTTACAGTGAGCATCCTCCAACGCGCCTCAAAGCCCGAGCGCGAACCAATCGTGGCTACGATCGTCGGCACTGCCGGGTCAGGAAAGACCAGCCTCGCCGCCACCTTCCCCGACGCCATTCTGATCCGCACGCAAGGTGAGGCACTGCCGCGGGATATCATGACACCGCCCGACTCGCTGCCGGAATTACAGACGGCGGATGACCTTTGGGACATCCTGAAGGCGCTGTTGAATGATGAGCACAGCTACAAGACGCTGATCCTAGACAGCGTTACCGGGCTTGATAGCCTGTTCACCACCGATGTTCTCGACCAAGAAGCCAAGAACGGCGGCAAGGCTCGCGGCATCATTCAGGCGATGGGCGGATATGGCGCCGGTCCTGCTGCGGTGCAGGCGAGCCACATGCGAGTGCGCAAGGCTGTGGAGTTCTTGCGCAAGCGCCGCGGCATGCATACGATTTTCGTTGGTCACGCCGACATCGCCGATGTGTCGCCGCCCGATGGTGATCCGTTCAGCCATTACACGCTGCGCCTGCCCAAGAAATCTATTGCACCCTACACTGACGCGGTCGATTTGGTCGGCTTCCTGAAGCAGGAGCGTATCGTTCGAGGCGCCACCGAAGCCAAGCCTGACCGTGCAGCCAAGCCGGGGCGGGCGGTAACGACCGGCGATCGCGTGTTGGTGACATACCTTCAGCCGGCCAGCCTATCCAAGAACCGTTTCGGCATCGAAGACGACATTACGGTGCAGAAGGGCGTCAATCCGCTGGCATTCCTGCTGGAAGAACCGGTGAAGCCGAAGAAGGGCAAAGCCGCCTCGGCTCAGATCGAAGACGCACCCGACACCCATGATTTTGTAGAAGGAGAAGTGAAGTGAGTTTCTGGGGCCTTAGCAGCGGCGAGTCCGCAACCGAAACGACCGGCGAGTTCGACGCTGGCGGCGGCAACAACGAACCCATCCCTGATGGCACGTCGGTTCTGGCCATGCCGGATGAGGCGGGCTGGAAGGAGGATCGCAACGGCGTGGAACATATGGCCATTCGTTGGACGATCCTGAAGCCGGAGGCGTATCAGAACCGCAAGATCTTCCATAAGCTGTTCGTGTCGGACGACGACCCGCGCGCCAAGGATCCTGCTAAGAAGCGCGATAAGGCGCTGCGTATGCTGGGTGCCATCGACCGCAATGCAGGCGGTAAGCTGCTGAAGAAGGACGGTCGTCCCAGTAGTGACGAAGTGGCGCTTGCGCTCATCAACAAGCAGATGGTCATCCGTCTGGGCGTATGGGAAATGGAAGGCGACAATGGTCCGATGTCGGGCAATTGGGTGCAGTCCGTTTCGCCCAAGACCGCGGACATCAGCGAAGGGCCGCGCAAGACAGCACCCAAGCGTCAGGCAGCGTGGATCGATGACGACATTGACGACGATGTGCCTTTTTAACTTCAACCACCCCTGACCGGACGCCGCCCCGTAGCAAAGGGCGGCGCGAGGATGAGAGATGAGTGGAGAAAATATATGAAGCATTATCTGACTAACACCGCGCTTCATAACGAGCCGCTTTGCATTGAGGCTGCCAAGAATAGCGGTTTTGATGTGCGCTTTGAGCGCGAACCGATGCCGCCATTTGCGCCTAGGTTTGGCTTGTTTTTTGAAGATGAGCATGATGCGGGATATGCTCTCATCCGCGATACCTTGATTGGCCAATATGGCTGTGTTGTAACTTACGAAGGTGGACGCGACCACGGCCCTTTTTGGGATGAGTGGGATCGGCTGAAGGCACTGGGGAAAAACGCATGACCGCCCCCCAACGCTCCCCCGAATGGCATCAACAGCGACGTGGGCGTGTGACCGGCAGCATTGCGGGCTCAGTGCTAGGGCTGTCCCCTAACATGACCCGTGAACAGGCACTGCGTATGCTGGTGCGCGATGCTGTCGGCGCTGAACGCGAGAACGCAGAGTTTGTGGAAAACACGATCCTCGCCCATGGCCGTCACTATGAAGAAGGCGCGCTGTGGGAGTACGAAATGGAAACCGGCAATACGGTGCAAGAATGCGGCTTCTTCCCGCTAGGCGATTGGTCGGGGGCAAGCCCTGATGGCCTGATTGATGACGATGGCATTCTGGAAATCAAGACGCCGTGGGGCAAGCGAAAGCAGGAAGCGCCTGAGTTCAAAACGCTGGATGAGCAGCCGCATTACTATGCGCAGATGCAAATCGAGATGCTGGCGACAGGGCGTAATTGGGGACATTTGTGGCAGTGGACATCGCATGGCCATCGGCTGGACGAGGTGAAACTGGACCAGCCTTGGTGCAACGAGAACATACCGCGGTTGAAGCAATTCTGGGCTGAATTGCAGGACGCTATTGCGGACCCCGCAGAACACCTTCAGCCCCTCCGCATCACCATAGACACCCCCGCCGCCGCCCTCATGGTGGCTGAGTATGAGCAGCTATCCGAAGCCATCGACCTTGCGACGGAACGCAAGAAGGATCTGCTTGCGGAGATGGTGACGCTCGCCGGTGAACGGAATGCCGTGTTCGGTGGCCGCAAGCTGACGCTGACCACCCGCGCCGGATCCGTGTCCTACGGCAAGGCACTGAAAGAACTGGCGCCGGGGGCGGATCTGTCGAAGTGGACGGGGAAGGCAACGAGTTTTTGGGGGTTGAAGTGATAGCGGCGCTCTACGTTCAGCCCAATGGCTGCTACTTTGGTCTGCCCGATGTGGATCCCTGGCCACAAGAACGGGATGCAAGGCTCTATGATGGCCCTCATCCTGTTGTGGCGCACCCGCCTTGCCAGCTGTGGGGTGCGATGGCGGCGGTCAACTATGCACGCTGGGGCGGTGAGCATAACAGACCCGGCAACGATCAGGGGTGCTTCATCTCCGCACTATTTGCCGTCCGCCGCTGGGGTGGCGTGTTGGAGCATCCGGCCAAGTCTCGAGCGTGGGCCGCGTATGGGCTGGATGCGCCGCGGTCAATCGGCTGGCAACGATGCAGTGATGGCGGCTGGGTGTGCGAGGTTTGGCAATCCGCCTATGAGCATCGCGCTAACAAGGCGACGTGGCTTTATGCCTATGGCCTGACGCCGCCACCGCTGCGGTGGGATCGTCCTGTCGGGTCGCATCAAGTCGGTTTTCAGGATCAGCGTGGCAAAGCTCGCAACAAGCCTACGCTAAGCAAGAAAGAGGCAAACGCGACCCCACTAGAATTTAGGGACGCGTTGATCAATATTGCGAGGATTGCGGCATGCTAAGACCCTACCAAACCGCAGCCTGCAACGCCGCCCTAGACTACATGCGCACCACCACGTCGCCATGTCTCATTGACGCGGCGCCCGCAGCCGGCAAAAGCCACATGATCGCCCATATCGCTGACCGGCTGCATGCCATCAGCGGCGGCAAGCGCATCCTGTGCCTCGCGCCGAACGCCAAGTTGGTCCACCAGAACAAGGAAAAGATGGACCTGACCGGACATAAGTCGTCCATCTTTTCCGCCAGTGCGGGCGCCAAATCCACACGACATAACATCGTCTTCGCCACCCCCGGCACCGTCAAGAACGCCATCAGCCGCTTCAATGACGGCTCTTACTGCGCCGTTGTCGTGGACGACTGCCACGTCATGACGCCTACCGTTCGCGCCATCATCGACGCCATGCGGGCCGGCAACCCCAATCTGCGCGTTCTAGGCCTGACCGGCACGCCCTACGTCCTCGGCAAGGGCTATATCTTCCGCCAGCACCCTAGCGGCAAGGTCAACGGCGACGATCTGACCCGCGACCCGTATTTCACGCGTTGCGTGTACCAGGTCAGCGCTCGCGAGATGCTGGACGCCGGATACATCACCCCCATGGTCGTCGGCGCGATCAACACGGACGCCTACGATACCTCCGGGGTTGTCTTGCTACCTAACGGTCACCTCGACGCCTCAACGGTCGAGCGTGCCTTTGTCGGCCACGGACGCCAGACCGCGCATGTGGTGGCGGATGTCGTGGCGC